TCCATTTGTGAGTTGATGCAGTACCACCAACAAAAGGATAAATGGCTTTCATCTTTGTCCAAATGCCATAACCTTTCAAATCAGTTACCAACGTATTGATGGCACTCTGCTGTGTTGCATCAGTTATCCCTGCGGCTGTGATAAATGCCTGTGCATCGGCATCAGTACCACCGCCTGCCGACACAAAAGACCGAACACCTATTCTAATCATACGTTATACGCTACGATGCTTCCGCTTGTCAGTGTAATGCTGCTGAACCAATCGCCTTCGGAAATCGAAATAAACGTGCCTTGTTTCAGGGTTACGCCTGTCAGTCCAAGGGTTGTCATTACGCTGCTACCTGCTTTGTCAAGGGCTGCGGAAACAACCGCATCTGCGTTTACCACAAAACCCTGCCATCTGCCGGTATTTGCGCCTGTTCCTGAAAGGACTTTGCAGCCCGTGAAACCACTCATAAATTCTGTTGCTGTACTCATTTTATTCTATTGTTGGGAATGTTAAATTGTTGTTAGGGGTGTCGCAGTAGTCACGTAGGTTTGGACAATGATACTCTATAACGGCTGCAACTCCGCTAACGATGTCCGTTTGTGCGTCATAAAAAGGGGTAATGCTGTCGTTTATTACCCATGTTCCGGCAATGTTGTTTCGGTAAACATAACGCAGCATGGAGTAAATGTCCAACATCACCGTGTGCATATCGCTGATGCGTTCTACCGCATCGGTAAAATCTTCACGATGTCTGTCAGCAATGGCAACCGCAAAGCGATAAATCACCTTGTCAACGGTCACCTGACTGCCATCAGGAAAAATCCGCATCAACGGATAAAGCTGCTCACCGCTTGTATTGATGTTTGGCTCAATATTTACGATGGTTGCCTTTATCTGCTTGTGGTTGTTTCCGGCAGTTTCGAGTGCTTCCAGTAGTTGGTTGATTGTTACCATTGAGATAGAGTTTCAGTTTGTTTTCGTTTTTCTGTCTTACTTTATTCATGAGAAAAATCCACGCAGGAATTTGTAATCATCATCTTCACCCAAGTAAAACCCACCAAATAAGTACTGGTTTTGTGGATTGATCACGTCAAGCCCACTTGCAGGATTTTGGTATTCGGGGAAAAGTGTATCATTTTCGGCCAAGTACAAACGCAATCTTTCTGCGTAGTATTCGGCTTTATTTTGGTAACGCTGCTCAATCATGCGAAGTTGGTCAACATCCACCGCATTTGCATTTTCTGCGCCACGACTTGCCGCTGACTTATTCATCATTTTGTAGGTCAATGGCAGCATTGAGTCCAAAATCACATAGTGGTACAGGCAAGGTGCAACGTATTTATTGACCAATGTGAGGTAGTTACCACCAAGCCCAGCCCCGTTGATGTCATCACAAATCTTGTCATAAAGGGTGCTTCCCAAAATATCACGGATATACACATCCTGTGCGGTACGCATTGCAGTCTGCAACAACTTGCTATCAACGTTTTCGTCAATAGGGGTGTTCTTTTTTACATCCTGCTCACTTACGAAATATGCGAAATTAGCCATTGTTTCTTCTCCTTACTATTCTTTGTTTCCATTCGTGTCTGCAATGCGGAATATGCAAAGGTGGTTCGCTTTCAGGCACGGTGTACCACCCACCCCTGCGAAGCCATACGCTATAACCTAAAATTGCACTCATCTGGTCGATTTCTTCACGGGTGTAAAGTTTGCCCATGTCCACCATACGAAGGCAAAACTCACGGCTTTTCCCACCGGGCTGCAACGGCAAGGCATCGGGGTCTAAATCGTACTTGTAACGCAGTTCTAACTTGGGCAGTTCGGTATCAGCAATCTCACCCCGGCCAATGTCGGTAATTTTGATTGCATTGTTTGTCCAATTTATCTTTCCGCTGTCCTGCAAAGTTTTCAAAATCTTGATGACTTCTTCTTCACCTATTTTGGTGGCGGTGGAAATGTCTTTCAACGTGGCTTTTTCATCGGAATTTACAACAGCCAACACCCTCTTTTCTTTGGTGGTAAGTTCAAATGTAAGTTTCACTTCCTCAAATTCGCTTTCATCGGCCCCAAATTTGGCAAAAACTGACAAGTCATTATCCGACCATTTGTGAAATTCGCAACCTTGATGGCTAAAATTTTCGGGAGTTGCTGTTTCTGTTGGTGCAGTTGCCAACGCATCTCCGCCCGGTATAGGTGGAAGCCCTGCCAATGCACGTTTTTCATTCACCGTCATGTTTGAAAGCACGTTATTTGCTACCAATGGCGACAAGCTGTTGATGTTTTCAATAATACGCTGTGCGCTATCGACAACGGTCTGTGCAGTTTCACCCAATCCAAGGGCTGTTCTTGCTTCATCTACGGTCACAATTCCAACCTGATGCAATGCCACGTAATCAACCCCCAAGAAATCGCTGTCTTTTGTATCTAATTTAATACCGGGATAAACGTATTCAAGGGTGTTTTCAAGGCAAGTGTCAAGTTTTACTTGACGCTTGTTCACGTATGACTTATGAAACAACTCGTATGCCTCAATCATTTCATTGCGCTGACCGAGTGCGCCTTCGGTTGCGTAACCGAGCAGAATTTTCGGGAAGTTGTGGCCGATAAAGATTTCATCCTGCACCGTTTCATTAAGTTGCAGGAATTGCTTGTCCATGTCGGAAGGTTGAAGGTGTGCAATCTCTGCCGACTTTTCATTCATCTCATTGAACTGAATTAGCACACCACCTGCGTTATCCGTGCCGGTTGTTTTTTGCTTGAACTTCCTCTCAAAGTTGTAGGCAATTTCCTCTGTTGGCTGTCCTTTGAACAACTGAACCAGTGTGCCGTTGGCAAACCCGTTACGGATGTTGTTATTGTGGAAATTGGCTATCTCAACATCGATTTCAATATACTGCAAACAATGCTGATAAGGCGGCAACGGGTAAACACCCAAGGCAGGTGCGTACTCACGGAAGTAAAACAACTGCACCTCCATCGGCTGTGCCTTGTTTGGATTGAACGGAGCATAATGCTTCATGTCCTCATGCTTTGCCTTTTTCCAATCCTCTGCATACATATAGATTTCGTGGTCAAGTGTACGCACGTTGCTGAAATCTACGTGGTACAAAGCAGAAATCTGCCCTACTTTGTTGTAATGCACCTCGTAGGCAAATCCGTTGAACAATTCATAGTCCAGAGCTAACTTATTTTTGAACTCCTGAATACCCTCGTATGGGTTCACGTATTCAATTACCTTAACTGCGCTGGGGTTGCCATCCACCAAGGTTTCTTCTCCTGCCACAAAACGGGCTTTTTGCCTTACAATAGCCCCGTGCTTTGGGCTTCTGTTGTAAAATTCAAGTAAGGTATCGGGAAAATCGTTCTTTTCCCCAAAGGTCACGATGCCTTTATTCTTGTTTTCCTTGAATTTTGGCAACTTTGACTCCGTGAAATTTATGCGTAATAGGTCAAAACTCATCCGATGTGGTGTTGTTTAATGGTGGTGTTTACTTCGTGGTCGTTAAATGCGGTGTGCGATGCCGTTACATAGGCCAACCCCCTGTCAATTTCCTGCGATGCAAGTAATGGATTGGTATTCGTTGGGGAAGTTTGTGCGTACAATGCCCAGTAATGTGTACCTACGGCCAATGTTTTTGCTGCGCTGCTACCCTCTACAAATGAAAAAAGCTGGTATCTGTTGGGTGCTGTGCTGGTATCGGTTACAATAAATGCCTTTTGTTCCTGCGACATTTCACTTTCAAAAACAAGCAGATAGTACACGGGTGAAACCGTTACTTTTTCCCTGCCAGTGATGATCAGTTCAGGTGTGCCGCCCTTTGTAATGTAAAGCATCCTATCTATATAAGTAGGTAGTTTCTATGTTAAACAAAAAAGGCCGCCAAATGGCGACCCTTTCTGCATGAAAACACTATGAAAAAATCAAAGACCCAGCGAAGTTACAACAGCGGCCTGAACTTTCAAAGGTAAATCGGTCTCTTTGTGGAGAAAATTTAATACATGACCTTTGAAGTCACCGAACGCCTGTCCGAAGTTTGTTTCACTTTGCTGCAACTGAACACCATAGTCAGCACCCAGCAGCCAGTAGTCACCACTTGCATCAAGGGCAATGGCTAACATTCTGTTCTGTGCGAGAAGTTTAATCTCGTTACGCTGTGCGGTAGTCACTTTGTGCAAACGTGCAACCAAGTCAGCTTCGTAAAACACGGTTCCGTTTTCAGTAGAAGGAATGGTGCGCCATGTCATAGAGCCAGTTTCCTTTTCAAGCTCATATTTGAAGTAGCTTTTGCCACCACTCAAAGTGTGGGCAGAAACTTCGCCTGATGATTTGGTTAATGTAGATTTAGCATCGAATTCCACGAGCCAAATATTTTTAATGCCGGCAGCAGCCGTCTTGCAGTCAAGGGTGAACCCCGAAGTTAATTGACAACTCATTTCTTTTTTTTATTAAAAAGGGGGGTAGGGTTTTTCCCCACCCCCCGGGTTAAACTTTCTCTATTCGGTTAAAATTAGAGTGTGAAAAGAACAACTTGCTCAGGGTAAGCAACCTGACATCCGTATTTGAAAGCGGTGTGGAA